TTTAATAAATGCTTCCCATGCCTTGTCTCTCGCTGGGTTACTGATCTGCACATCATCAAATAGTCCTGTGTTCATCTCTCTTAGGTCTTTGCGCCGTTTTTTGGCAAACGCTTCGGCTTCTTCCAAAGAACAAACTTTATATTCGCCTCGGTCTATGTCTCTAGCAATCTTGCGTGCCTTATCAAAAAACTCTTCACTCATTTTTGAATCCTTTCCCATAAATCAGACAGCGACATCCCTTTGATTTCTTTCCAGCCAATATGTATACAGGCATACATGATGAACAGGAAGAAGCTAAACACCACCGCAAATATCAGCACCGCACAAGTAGCGACAAACAAGGCAAACATATTTAGTATTGTGACAATCATTTCTTCTCCTTTATTTACATCTTCCTAAAGTCCGACATGGGTATGTATATACAGTCCTCAACATCCATCGAGTCACCCCTGTCATAACGACCGCCTTGCTTTATCTCGTAGTTGTCTTTCATTTTTGTAATGTATATACCATCGGTAAAACTAACCACCAACATAAACGGCACGTTCTTTTCTTTAGCCATTGTTAGCCCATTACGCCATTTATTAGCCCCTAGCATGTAGGTAGGGTATTTGTTGTAGGAGTTATTACGACACTTGATCTCAACGAGGGCGGCAAGTTCCATGTCAGGGTAATGTAGATACCCATCAATACCCGCTAACTCAGCCGTCTTCATATAGATACAGGCGTAGTTATCCGCAATATACCGGCGTACATTGTCTTCCCTCTGCTTATCAAAAGCAGATTCATATATAGGTCGCATTTTTTCTCCTACAACTTATTATTCTGTGCCGGTCTTTCCCGACTGCCCGTTGACTCTCACACGAGGAAAGGCGTTTGCACGTGAGCAAACTTGCTTACATATGCGTCAACTGATGTGGTTTACTATATGAGGGACACATTCCCCGGGTTAGCTAGGCACTCACACCTTATCCTGTAACCTCTATGTCAATCTTTACTTTTTGCGTTCCCGCTTACTAACTTCAGATACTAAATTCCGTTTTGAATCTCTCTTGAAAGATCTATTTTTACTAGCACTTTCAACCTTTAATCCGTCCCCGTTTGAACCGCCCTTATCAAATGCTTTAACGTGAGCCACGTCCTTGCCGTCACCCTTGCTTACTTTGCCATCTTTCATTAACTTAGCACGAGCCGCATTACGTTGGGTACGTTTTTTAATCTGCTCAGGTTTTCCCTGATACTGCTCGTATTCTTTTTTATACGGGCGTGGTTTGTTTACATAAGGCATATCAATCTACTCCATTATGGGGGCAACTAGTTACAGAACACCATTTCTTACAACTAAAGTTACGCTTGGGGTTCCACACACCTGTATTGTGGCATGCTTCTAACTGTTTCACAAGTGGCTTAAATTGCTCAAAGAATGCTGTCCTGTAAAAGCAGTCGTACTCGTCTTTAATAAACTCCTGTGACACTACGAACAACAACCCCGCCTTGATGACCTTGATCTCGGGGAAGTGAGTAAAGACAGCCGCCGCTAATAACTTAAGCTGTTTAGTGTCCGCATACTTAGCTGATTTGCCTGTCTTATAGTCAATTACCCTAGCTTCTTCGTTCTCTCGGTCTAGTATGATGAGGTCCGCAATACCACGCCACCAAACTTGTTTGTCAAAGAAGTCACAAGCCACGATCCGAGTATCATTGTCGATGAGTTTTACCCCCATCTTGAACTCGCATAGCTTCTCGCCGGGGATTGCCTTTAGCTTATCTAGCATAGGCTGAATATACGCATACTTCTCGGGTATTGGTTTGCCGTCTCGTATATGTTCTTCAGCAGATAGGTGTAGGTCTTTGCCGTAGATAATCGCATCCGATTCGGGTTCAACGATGTCTTTGGCTACCCGCAAGTGGTAATACTTCTTGGGGCATTGCTCAAACAATGTGATGCTACTGTAAGACCATGCTGTCATTTAGCATTCTCCGTAACTACTGCCATATCCCGCTTCGCAACTAACAGGCAGTCCTGTTGCCCACTCGGGTGTCCACTTCATACAATCCATGACATAAGCCATGGCTTCGTCTTTCTCTTCCTCGGGTGCTATACACGCTATCGCATCATGCACCGTTAACACAGGCTTGTAACGCTTGGCTATACGCAACATCTGCTCACCGATAATGCAACGAGCAAGTGCTTGGCATACGTTTTCTACTAGCTTGCCACCGTATATTTTAACAGAACCTCGTTTAGAATCATAGACATATTGCTGACCATCATGGCTTTTTATTTTGTGTAGGTTTGGATACCTTTGATACAGTCCGTTAGGTAGTAGTAACCCTAACTTCCCGTGAACCTCCACAACACCATTCCCAAACGAACTCGCCTCGTTCTTGAGCATGCCATCAATGGCTGTTTTTCCTTGTGACCACAGCTTGGGTATTTGCGGGTACGTTTGCCGGTATGTTTGAATGATATGGATAGCCTCAGATTCCGCAATCTCCATGCCAAAAGTTTTGAGTTGTACCCCGAATTTCTTTGCCCCCATGCCGTAGCCAGCCCCAAGGATTGTCGTCTTCCCAACAAAGCGTTCTGTCTTATCAATCTGTTCACTAGGTTTGTTATAAATCGCTGACGCCATGATTTTGTATACATCCTCACCATTATGAAATGCCTCCACTAAGTCTGTTTGTCCTGATAGCCATGCCAACACCCTTGCCTCAATCTGCGATGAGTCCGAGTCAATAATGACGTGACCCTCGGGGGCACATATAGCCATCTTTAGTTTGTTTGCGTTTGCCCCACGACTCGGTAAGTTTTGTAGGTTGATCTTGTCTGCACCGCCCCATCGCCCTGTATGAGCCGCATAGTATTGCAACGGCACAGGCATCCTACCTCGCTTGGCTATTTCGATGAATCGTTCTGCTCGGGTTTCTTCCAAGGTTGACTTCGACCCCAATCTAGCGGCAACGAGAGTTTGAACTCCAATATCAGGGTGTTCAGCCAACGCCTTAAATCCTTCATCGCTTTTAGCAAGTGCATACGTTTCCTTCCCCGTAGTCAAAGATATTTTGGTAGGTGGCTCGACCCCAAAGCTACGCAACATCTCTGCAAACTTAGGGTTACTCATCAGGTCATCCCTCGTCTCTACTCCAGCCTCTACGAGCAAGTTCGCCTTACGTTCCTTTACGTTCTCTAGGTGTTCCTCGAGGAGTTGCTGATCCAGAACCAATACAGGTTCTGAAAACATCTTTATGGTAAGACTTATAAGCTGCAGTTCTGTGATCTTAAAGTGTGGCAATAAGCAATGGAGAAGTTTATAGGTCAGGTCTACATCGTTCTTACAATATCTACCATACGCATCAAGTTCCGCATCGGAGAAATGGATTCTGTTCTTGCCCTTGGCGTCTAGAACCTCCGACCCCTTCTGACCGAGTCCATAGTGTGTGACGAGTTTTGCGAGGCTGTTCCCCACTTCAGACCCGTGAATCGCTCGAGCCATCGAGAGAGTATCGAGCCAACCCTTAGGTTTAATACCGAATTTCCAAGTAAGTATAGAGGCATCAAACATAGCATTATGGGCAAGAACAAGGCTATTAGCCCAGTCATAATTAGCCAAAAAAGAACTAAGTCCATTAGCATCTCCGCTGTACCAAATAGTTTCTTCATCATTTTCCTTTACGGCTACGCCAATAACTTCAAACAACGGCGATCTAACATATTCTTCTGTCGTGATCTTGGATAGGGAAAAGTCTTGGTCATAGTAGGTTTCAAAATCAATCGTTATTGTTTTCATGTTTTTCTTTTAGTTCCATCCACGCTTGGTACAGGTTTTGATAGGCGTCAAACATTCTTCCATACGCCTCTTTTAGCCGTTTTACTTCATCGTTAACGATGTGTAACTGCTTACGCAACATAACCTCTGTATCTTCTTTGTCTACATCCACCCATCCTACAAACGGCACAGGCTCATAACTTGCACCGCAATCCACAATTACTGTGGGCTGAGTATGTAGCTTTGCGTATTCCCTATCTTCTGTTGTCCATGTGGTCATACCATTCTCCTTAATCTTTACCGAAAAAATCGTTTAGTTTTATACCCTTTTTAATTAGGGCTTTTTTAATTTTGCGTAAGGCACTTTTCTCCATATCGGATACATATGCCCTAGACACACCGAGTTCCTTTGCTATCTCTTCATGCGTCATCAAAGGTTGTTCTGCTACCCCTCGGCTCTTCTTCGTATCTACCATCTAATTCCCTTTGCTTAAGTACCCATCCGCATAAAATACCACCTAGAAAAACTAGTATAGTCCAGCAAATTGCAAAAATAAATAGGTTCATTTAGCACCTCCCATCCATGTCAATTTTCTTTGCTTTCTTTATTTTCTTGAGTAGCTTTTCCCGATACGCTTTAGCTTCTTCTGGCGCATACTCGTCGAGTTCCCATACCTGTTTATAGGTATCAAATAACCTTTCCCAATGCAGTTCAAAGGCGTTTGATATAGCCAATAAACCATTTATCACTTGGTCTTCGGTCAATGGATCGGGGTGATCCCCATACCGCCATATCAGAACATCTATTAGTTCTTTAACTGTCCCTAGGTTATGTATGTCACTTTCTAGTCTTGATGCGTCCCGCATTTTTTACCTCCTTCTTTGGTCTTGGATTGTATTCCCTGTTTTTAATAGCCTCTTTAAGGATAGCGATCAAGCCCCATTGAATGAGCAATTCCATGCCCTCTTTATCAACAGTAACTAGGGCATCTGCCGACCCATCCTCATGCTCTTTGGTAATTTTTACCTGTAAATTCATTTTGTTTTCCTCCGTTTAACCGCAACAATTCCTTTTTCTTCCTTGGGTTTTCTTGCCTCCATCATGGCATCGGCATACTCGTAGGCAGTTATAGTTGCAGACTCGGTGTCTTCACCACGATACCTAATTATGATTGCCGTTAAAGCCAAGCCCGCAAATATATCTCGTAACATCTCTTTATCATCTTGGTTCATATTAGTGCTTCTCCTAGTAAACGCATAGCTTTTGCGTAGTTATCTTCTTTCTCGGGTTTGGGTAGCTTAGTTAGCTTGAGGTCAGACCTACCATCTATAAAGCGTAACGCTTCGTCTTCCCATTCAAACCTTCTAAGCACCCCTGTATCATCTGATACGACAAACCGCATCACAACCTGCTTTCAAAAATCCCACGCAGTAAAAGATACACAGCCTTAGCCTGAGTCACACTAAGTCCTTCTACTACTTTCTCAGCATTAAACTCGGGTGTATTTTTTGTTGAGGGTGGATTAACGATTTTGATTACGTTGCTTGGCTTGGCTTTCTTGACAGGCTTACTCCCACCAATCGGTCTGTATTTTGCTTCGACCGCACGATAAACAAAGTATGTCTTTCTACCAAACCCGGGGTATGGAGTTAAGTTCCTCTCATCCCTAGCAAGCATCCCACAGTCACACATCTTCTTTAGTGTTGTGGACACAACGTTATCGGGATACTTGGGGAAAGCCTTTCGTGCATCCAATGCACTAATGTTTGGGTGAGATTTAACCCACTCAAATAGGCGTTCATTAAACGTTACTTCTTGGGTTTGTGGTTTATTGTTCACGATACCTTCCTCGTTCCATACCTTAATTGTTTTTAACATTTCAGTTCTAAGATCAGGCATTTGCTTTCTCCTTAATGTTTGCGATCTCTCTCATTAAATACCATTGTGCTTTCTCAAGGTCTTCTAGTTTTCTGCCTTTGTGGTCAGCACGACTTACATACTTAATAACATTACCTAGGTTATACCCAAAGTTCTTGGCTTCGATAAAGTCAATGGTCTCAATCCCGCCTACTTTGTAATGCTCAGGGTTATTGACCATATCCGACTTGACCTTTGCTTTTCTACCTTTAGATACTTCCCGCACTAACTCCTCTACAACTTTTGGACTGCTTACTTCTTCTATTGTTACTGCTACTTCTGCTTCTTCAGTTACTTGATTCCAACCCATGTTACTTCTCCTTAAATTAATAAATCAAACACAGCCCCCGCCAAGACAACTTCCTCCTTGACTAAGGCTTCTAACAACCTATCGAGATCAGTTAACCCGTTCTCGTTTACTACAACTGCAAACCCACCCACCTTGGCTATGTCTGCCAAGTTCTTTTCTTGTAAAGCAGTAGGTTTATTGGTTCCCGCTTTGACTTCTATACCAATGAATTTGCCCTTGATACAGGCGACAATATCAGGCACTCCCGATGTCCCAAACCCGCTTGTGACAGGCGTGAACATATATACCTCATGCTTTTTAAGCAAGGTTTTAACCTTATCTTTGACCTTCTTCTCGGGCGTGCTTGCCATTTCTATCCTTCATTTATTGGCTCAAATATATAGTAAATAGAACTAGATATTCTCTTGCCTACACCATCTACTGTGGTGTCATCTTCTGCAATTTGTAATACAGATATTGCTTCTAATACCCACCTTGGGACTTCGGTTTTCGGCATTAGTTTTTTAATATTACTACTTTGGCTTGGCAATGTAAAGTCATTAACCATATATTTACCATCAGGGTTTACCTGAACTCGCCAAACATTATTCATAGGCAGTTCCTTTTGGTTCATCATGCCTAATATATCCCATAAGACTGTAGTAATCCATGCCTTTGGGTCGTTTGCTTCAATCATGGCAAGTAGCCTTTGATCCTCCCACGCATTTATTAGTTCTTTTACAGGGTTCATTGGATAACCCAATATACATTGAGTGCAGACCGAACACCTACATCCTCGATAAAAGTCCCGACTTCTGTAATATCAAGCACAGCCATCTTTCCAAGTATTTCTTCGGGCAACTTATCTTTGCTTGGCACTTTTGGCACTGTTATAAACTCCTTTTGTGCTACACCATCCCCCGAGCAATACTCTGCCTCGCCGTTATCCTTGATTCGCACCATGGTATATGGCGGGTTATAGTTTGCCTGAGCCTCCATCTCCGCTTGGTTATCCCTGATATATTCAACAACCTTCTTAAACTCAGGGGTCTTAGGGGTATACCCTAACTCCATCATGTTTTTAATCTCGGTTAGCCTAGCCGTCGTGCCGATACCGCCTAGGAGGGACTCTAAGCCTGAGTTTAGCTTGGACTTCTTCGCCTTTAACTGCTTGAAAAACTTATCGTGGTATTCGTTAAACACCTCGTTTGCACTTACAGGCTTTAAGAATTTTGTAGCCGTCTTGACCGCAACATTCATGTGCTTAGATTTTTTGGTGTTATGTGACGAACCTGACCATACGGAATACTTATTGTTTTCAATAAGACGACTTGTTACACAATACTCCTCGTTGTGATCTATACCGATACTGCCAATGCTCTTGTGTGAGTCCTCATCTGTAAACACCTCTATGCTTGTGGCATATGATTTTAGTTCGCCCATTTCATCTCTTACATTTCGAACCATCCTTGGGCTAGAGGAAACTGTAAACAATAACACAGGGTTTTTCTTTTTGACCGCATTCATGAAGTCATAAAGACTCTCTAGTATTTCTCTGTCTTGATACATAACTGATTTCATTTATTCCTCCTCAACTTCTTCTATGTCATTACAAAACTCTTCGGCATGGACTTCTTCACCGCCACTGAAAAGATTACAAGCTAATTTCTTTGCCTCTTTTTCGTTTTCAGCCCATACTTCGATGTCCTCAGCAAAATGGGAGATCCGCACCCACGTCACAATATATTTAGTTTTTTTCACTTTCTTCTCCTGTTTCTAATACTCTGATTAAGGTTTCGGCTTGTTCTTCGGTATCGCACCGCTTAATTAAGTCGTCGCCATTCACATGGGAAAACAAAACTTCCCACTTACCATTTCGTTCTACTGCAACATACATAGCCATAACTTCTCCTTTTATTCAGGGTTTCGATCATGAGCCATTTCGCCAAGAGGCACTTCCACTTTTTTGAATGGTCTTGCCACATGGTATAGATCTCGTTTAATTATTTCTTTTACATTACTAAAGACCTCGACACAATCGTAGCGACCCTCGTCATTACGAACATATTGTGTGCGATGAGCCTTATGTTTGTAGTTCTGAGCCATCTTGAACCACTCCTCGGGTATCTCATCCCCTTTGGGTGTAAGCAATCCTTCCCAATTAGTTTCTTTGTTCTTGAGATGCTCTGTTATCACATTACCCCAAATGTGGTCAGGCTCTACCAAGGGGAACATAGTCGCAACATAGTCTGTGAATGGTTTAGCAATCTCACGAACTTTCTTCGACTTCTCTCTATCCACCCTATGCACCACCTTACGCAAGGCAGATAGAATTTTCCATTGAGTTTCCCCATTCTTGCGATACACCACCACATCTGCTTTCTCAAGCGGGTAATATTTTTTAGTGCCGTCGGTATCTATTACCACATACTTGTCCGCTTGATTGTTGATGAAGTCCAAGCCTTTTGCCATGTTGTATTTGTAAAAATAAAATACAGACGAACTACAAAACGCACCCATGTAAAGGCTGTGATCCCCCCAATAAGTTCGAGGCACATGAATTGTGATAGTTTCTTGCTCTGCATTTTTCATAAAAGTTAACGCACGACAATGGTTATAATCTTTGTAATGTTCATCCCCCTTTATCTTACGGGTCTCAGACCAACGATACGCATTACAGGTAATGTAATACTCCTCGTCTGATACTTTGACAATGCGTTCGTGGCAACGATCCCTTTCACCAATCGGTCTAACATCTAAGTTCTTTCGCACACCACGCAAGGGTGTTATGCTTTCGTAAAGTTGTTTTGCCGTATCAAAGTCCATGTCACGACCTTGTTTCATTTGAACTTCTTGAGGGCTTCTTCCAAAATATCCATATCCCATGATTTGTTACCTTTTCTATTTAAGTTATAAATCTACTATTGAATAAACTGCGTTATATTCCCGCCTTGCTTGTGGATAAACCTCATCTACCCATTGGATAAATTGTTCGGCAATACCTAATCTAGATGCTAAGTCATCACGCTGATTTTCTAGATCATTCTCTCTATCCGATACATCTTTAAGGTCTATCTCAAGTTCGTCGAGTTCATCCTTTAACGAATTAACCTCTGACTCGCTAGACTCAAGTCTGTCTTGCAACTCTTTGATTTGTTCCTCAAGTTCTACACTCATTTAGTCCTCCATATTAATAACTGAACCAACTGTCGGCACATCCTTACATCTACCAACAATCACCCACAACACAGGGCAAGACCATTGCCCACCCCAATCACCGCCTACATATCCATCGGTCAACACCACCATGCACTCAGGCTTAATGTTGTTGTCAGATATATACTTAGTGATACAACTTGGGCTTGTGCCACCACCACCCTTTGGCTTGGTAGATGCCATCAACTTATCGCCATCACCCTGACCATACACCTCATGCCCTGCCACCTCATGATCCCAATACAGCAAGTCCACGATCTCGGGATTCACATTGTTCATGATCGCTACAACCTCGGATAAGAACCGATTGACTGCTACATCATCAATAGAACCTGAAGTATCTACGGCAACACCTAGCCTACCCATGGTCTGACTGATTGTGCTTGGCATGTAGATGTCATGTTGCAACCACCTACGATTAGGTTTACGCCATGTCGAATCATCTTTACCTGAAGCCACACTAGACACAAACTCACGCAAGGCTTCCTTCCAATCTACCTTGGCACTCATCAGGTCTGTAAAAGATCTGTTCACATTACCATTGACCTTACCCGCTAGGATTGCACCCTGACGAATGGCATTGTCGATCTCCTTGGCTAACTCGGATTGTTCATCGGCAGTCATATCCTTAGCCTCATCCCAACCATGTTCATCGAGTCCACCCTCGCCATTACCCTGACCATCACCATTGGGGGGCGGAGGGTTACGCATCAGGTAATCAAAGACCTCACGACTATTCATGCCACGAAACTGCTCGTCAAAAAGACCACCCTTGGGCAACGCAACGAACCCATTAGTTTCCCTACCCTCGTCAACGATTTCTAGGTTAATAACATAGTCACACGCCATGTTAGCCACCTGAGCATTTTGTTTGTGTAAGTCCTGCCATGTCAGTAAGTGGCGATACATCTTGTGTTTGTTCTCGTGCAAGATTAAGCCTCTGATCTCAGCCTCGGATAGCGTAGTAAGAAAGTCCCGCCCATACACCACATCACGACCATTGGTATATGCTGTCGGGCAGTCATCGCTAATCTTGACTGAGCCAACCATAATCACACCACTATATGCAACGAAATTCGGGTGCTTCATCAACTGCACATGACACCTCTCAATGTGTTGCTCTGCGGTGATATCGTTCATTGTTGAGTTCATACATTTCTCCCTATAAAAATACCGATTGATAAAATGCTACCTACGAGTGCTATAACTCCACCTAACAATGTGTATTTATGCACGACAATCCTATGCACAGAATGAACTTCTTCTTGTAGGCGTTCGCCAACTCCATCGAGATAGCCACGCTTGTATGCTTCCTCAACGGCTTCATCAAACATCTCTTTGATTTTGTTGAATACTCGTTGTTCTTCGTCATCTAGTTTTTGGTGCATGATTACTCCTTAGTTCATGTTGGTGAATAGATAATTGTTTTTAGTAGCCCAATCAATGAAGCCACGACTTGTGCCTACTGTTGAAGCCTTACTCGTTACACGCATCACGCTAGTGGCAAACAACGCTTGTGCTTCCTTACCTAAGCGGTTCATGTATTTGATCCACGCATTGACTGACTCCTTGTCCACACGCTGAACTGCGGAATACACGAGCATACATACTGCACTTGGGCTATCAGGCACTCGGGCTTTCTCAGGGTTCTTAATGATTGTGTCCCAATCCTCTAGGTCATTGGCTAGTTTGACCATAGCCATCATGTCGTATGTAGCACGCTGACCGATTGTGCCGATCAGGGCATGGCTTACAACTTCATCTCCAAACTGCTTTGTATGTGTGATGATGTCGCTTGCTCTCTCCATACTGCGGTGAGTAACGAATGACGGGCGAGGGCTACGAGGATCGTAGATATACTCGTTATCCTTGGGGTCTTTCAAATCCTCGAATGATTGGAACATTTGTGGGAACTGCTTGGCAGTAAGAATAACCTCGGGCAACACGCCGTTATCCAACGCATAGTTCTCGATCCACTCGTCTGCACTTGGCTTGGCAACCTTAACGACTGTGACTCGGTTTCGTGCATGGGGTGGCAACATATCGCCGATACCCTCTGTCGCTAGGTTTGTCGTGGCGAATACGATACTCCCTACGGGTAGGGAATACACACCCAACTTGCGTTCTAGCATCAAGCGTAAGCATGCGTTCATGACTGCCTTACTTGCCTTGCCGATCTCGTCAAGCATCAGCACGATTGGTTTATCGAAATGAAAGCCGAACTCCTCGTTAGGTATGAAAGAGCAAACTTCCACGCCATCAATGGTGCGAATCTTAGGAACAAGAAAGTCGCCCACATCTTTTGTGGTCATGTCGCCATAGCAGAAGTGATAGTTCTCTTTGCCTAGTTTGTTCTGCAAGGTCTTTAGGATTGACGATTTGCCAATACCCATCTCGCCTTGGGCTAAGACAGTCACTTTGTCGCCGATAGCCTCGATAAGTTCGGCGGTTTGTTTGAGGCTGATTGATTTGTATAAGTCCATATTACTTCTCCTTGTGGTTATTTACTGCGATTAAAATATCTGCTACTTCTTTAGTGATTACTTCTACTTCTTCGGGTTTTACTTCCATGTTGTCTATATGGTTTACATGGGGTGTTAAGTTCTTAATCTGATAAGTCTTGCGTGAACGATTAATCCACACTCTCCAAGCAAGTCCATCACACAAAACATAGTCCCCCACCTTCATATAGAAAACTTCTTTAACATCTGATCTACAACTTCCTTGGTTTGATTACGCAAACCATCGTCTTCCCGTAAGTCCTCGGCAGACACACCACTTAACTGCTTCTCCAAGTTCTTACGCATTTCTTCCAACTTGAGATCACCCGTAATGTTTAGGTGCTTCAACACATCACATAGGTCTCTTGCGTTCTCAACAAGGCTATCCCTAAATATCTTTTTGGTTTCGCCCTCTTGGTAATCCAAGCGTTCACTCATATGAGATAACACCTCGTGCATACGGCTCCACGCATCAGTCATAGCGGTCTCGATCTTGGATTTGTATGCGTTCTCATACCGATCACGCAACTCCTGCATACCCGCCTCGCCAATATCTACTCGGAAGTCCCCACTCTCAGGAACAGGGCTAAAGAAATAGTTAAAGGCAAACTTGTTAGCGATCTTATCCACGCTAGGGTAGTCATCTCGGTTAAAGAGATCCCCCAACTGAAAGGCAGATTTGGTAACAAGGTCGTCGTATTCAGCCATAAACTCTGTAACCGCATCTGTAAACATCTTTTCGTATTGTGTCAGGTGCGATTTGTAGGTCATGAATAAAGTAGCGGGCAACAAGCGAGTCCCACTATCTGACCATGGCGAGGTCTGGGTGTAGTGCCAATTACGAACCGAGGTAGCAATCTTGTTGATCTCGGCTAACTTCTCTGAACCCGCAAGTAAATTCTTGTGGTAATTACCTGCCTTGGTCTTGGCATTTTTATTGATGTCAATCTCTGCTGACACAGACTTATCCAACTTACGCCCTGTCCACACAGAAATACCTAAGTCCACCAACATGGCAGACGAACTGATTTTTGAATAGGCGTAATCGCCCTCTTGAATGAAATTCATATTGCTCTCCTTAAAAAAATAAAAAGG